TAAAGAAAAGTGTAAATGAGTTTGAACAACAACTTCAAAAAGATAAAGCACTAAAACAACAAGTTAATACCACCAATAGCACCTTTACTAATGGTGCAAGATTTGGTATGATTTTTAACAACTGTGTAAGACTTTACATTGAAAATGGAATGAAATGGACTACTGATGAATTTGTAAATAACTTTAATCGAGTAGAAGGTTGGGTGGAAGCTTGTGAAAATCCATCTAAGATCCTTGCTGCAAGTAAACCAAATGAACCAGTACAAATTGACGATGACGAACTACCATTCTAATGATGACTAACGAAAACATAATAATAACACTTTTACTTTTAGTTGTTTTCTTGTTAGTTTCATTATTTGGAATTATGTTTGTGGGGCTAATATTACTTTAAAGGAAAAAATGGGGCAGTTACTTCTTATACTCTTTTGTTTAATTAACATATCACAATCGAATAGTAGCTGTCCCTTTCTCCTGAAAGGATTAATATGCCAATAAATTCACAAGCCAAAGGTAAAAGAGCAGAACGAGAAGTTGCTAAATTAATTAATAAATACTTAGGAACAAATGTAAGACGAACTCCACAATCAGGTGGAATGTCAATTAAAGGGGATATCATAGATATAAATCCTGATTCTGCTGCATATCAATTTCACTTTGAAGTTAAGGATCAGAAAAAATTGATGATTCCTAAATGGTGGGAACAAATAGATGATGATTGTCCATTAGCAAAAACACCAGTAAATGTATTTAAGATGAATGCACAATTTTATGCTACTATGCAGTTTACTGATTGGCTATCATTGCTATCAGAAATAGAAGAATTAAAAGAATCTAATAGAGGGTTAGAAGAAGAAATAGAAGATAGAACACATAAGTATAATCTTCTATTAAGAAAATCAGAAGATCAATCTGATAACGATTGATAATCAAAAAGGAGAAAAAATGGAACTAAACAAAAGAGAAATAGCTTGGCAAAAGAGAAAGCAAGTCAAGAAAGAATCCCACCCTACCTATGCACAATTTGGTAAGTATGCAGGTACATTTGAAGAACGAATGAAGAAAATAAAACCTTTGTATGCCTACACAGAAGAACGAATTAAATCAGAAGAAGAATTTTACAAAGAACATGGTAGAGCTTGGTGGATCTTTCAAAGTATGACTATGAGATACAATAGAGATGAAACTTGGATAGAACAATATAATGTCTTAGATGAAACAAGACCAAGAGGAAAAGGCATTTATAAAAGGAGAAAAAAATGATTGATTTAATAGTAACAATAGCTGTATTAATTGGGTGTTTAAAATTATTTCCAAGACTATACAAAGAAGTACATAATTTAGATGTAGAAAAGTATGAGGATATAATATATTTATCTTCTTGTTGTGGTTGGGAAGCAGTAGGACATATACATATTACTGGAGAAGGTAAAAATATAGAAGCTATGGCTATGTGTAGTAAATGCTATGAAAATACTGAATTTTATGGTGAGGTACAATAATGGCACATACAATATACAAAAACGAATCAGGAAAAAGACTTAAATCTGTAACAACTATTATCAATGGAAATTTAGGTTGGAATAAAGGTGCATTGATTGGCTGGACAAGAAAGCATTGTTTAAATGGAGAAGATTCTATGAAGCTACTAAAAGAAGCTGGTAGGATTGGAACTTTAGCACACAAAATGATAGAAGAATATATAAATGGTGGATCAGTGATTTTAGACGATTATACACCAAGCGAAATAAGCCAAGCCAAGACTGCATACTACTCATTTTATAAATGGTTTGAAGATAACGATGTTGAATTTTATGAAACTGAATTAAAATTAGTATCAGAAAAATATCAGTTTGGTGGAACATTTGATGCAGTATGTGAAGTCAATGGAAAGTTAGTGATTTGTGATTGGAAAACCAGTTCTGATATTTATTCAGAATATCTAATCCAAGCTGCAGCTTATAGACAGCTTTATAAAGAATATCATAATTACGATAATTGGTATAAAATTAAAGGTGCAATAATATTGAAACTTAATAAAGAAGAAAGTGGCTACGAAGAACACCATTACAAGATTAAAGACTTGAATTGGGGTTGGAAGATGTTTAAACTATTACTAAAAATTCAGGAGAATAAAAGATGAGAAAACGATTTTTAGATGCAGATATAAACAATAAGAGTTGGTTTAGAAAACTAACTGCACAAGAAAAAGTATTATGGTATTACATTAGTACCAGTTGTACCCATGATGGATTTTGGGAAAAAGATGATGAAGCCATAGGATTTTATTGTAATGGTTATGATGGACAAGTTCCTGAAATCATCAAAGAAAAAATGGGTATGATACAAGTAGATGATTCACAATATTTATTAAAAGAGTGGATTAAGTTTCAATACAAAGAACTAAAAGAAAATGTATCTACACACAAAAGAATTATAGAACGATTACGAAGAAAAGGGTTAGACCAACACTTTCCTGAATTGCAGGAGGATTTTTAAATGAAAGTAAAAGAACTCAATGATATATTAGTATATTGTAAAGTAAATAATTTATATGAAATAGAATATGTTAGTGCAATCGGAGAAATAGAACCAAACTTACAAGAATCTATGCAGTTGTATTGTCATAGATTAAAAATGTTTGTATCAGTAAAAGATATTATAACCAAAGCCGAGAAACATGGATATAATATCAAATAAAAAATATAATATTATTTATGCAGATCCAGCTTGGACTTTTAAGACATATTCTGAAAAAGGAAAAGGTAGAAGTGCAGAAAAACATTATTCATGTATGTCTATTGATGACATTTACAATTTACCAGTTCAAGAAATTTCAAAAGATGATTGTATTTGTTTTTTGTGGGTAACTTATCCATTATTAAAAGAAGGAATTAAAACAATGGAAGAATGGGGGTTTACATATAAAACTTGTGGATTTAGTTGGATAAAAAAAAATAAAAAAGCAGATAGTTTATTTTGGGGTTTAGGATATTGGACGAGGGCAAATAATGAAATATGTCTATTAGGAACAAAAGGAAAACCTAAAAGAGTTTCTAAAGGAGTTCATCAAGTAGTTATCGATAAAATTTCTTCACATTCAAAAAAACCCGATATAGTTAGAGATAGAATTGTAGAACTATGTGGTGATGTTCCAAGAATAGAATTGTTTGCAAGACAAAAACATGAAGGTTGGGATAGTTGGGGAAATGAAATTTAAAATAAAAGGATTTGGGATAGTTGTGATGAAACTAAGAAAGGAATTTTCACCCTACATCACATGGCTTGGCAGCTTATCCCAAAAGAATTATGAAAAATAAAATACTTAATAAAGATGCAGTTTCTTTCCTTAAATCTTTAGATGATGATAGTATAGATATTGCTTTTGTTGATCCTCCATATAATGTTGGTAAAAAATATGGTCTTGGTATCAATGATAATCTGTCGGATGATGAATTTGAACAATTAATGAAAAATGTCATCAAAGAATTTAGAAGGGTTACCAAAAGAGGTTTTGCATTTTATTTAGATTGGAAACAATACCAGAAGTTCTGGAATTGGATACCTGATGCTGAACCTATTATTATCTTTAAACGAAGTTCTGGGGTAGTATATTCACCTCTAAAGATTGTACAGCACCATCATGTTATTTTAACCACTGCACCTGCAATCAAAAAACAATGCAAAAGCTTGTGGGATGATATTCGTGTGATGGGAGAAGGGTATTTTTTTAAAGAAGAGCGATTTGATCACCCAGCACAAACCTCGTTAAAAGCTACGAGAAGATATATTGAATACTTTACAGAAGAAGGGGAAACTGTATTAGATTGTTTTATGGGGGTTGGTACAACTGCAACAGCAGCCAAGTTAGAAGGAAGAAACTATATTGGAAGTGAATTAAATAAAGAATTTATTGATAGAGCAAACAAAAGAATTAAAAACACTTCAAGACAAGAGGAATTATTTTGAAAAATAAAATACTATGTGGAGATAGTTTAGAAGTCTTAAAAGACTTTGAGGATAACTATTTTGATAGTGTAGTAACTGATCCTCCTTATGGACTTGCCTTTATGGGAAAGAAGTGGGACTATGATGTTCCTGAAGTAGAACTTTGGAAAGAAGTATATCGTGTCCTTAAAGCAGGTGGGCATATCCTATCTTTTGCAGGTTCAAGAACCTATCACAGAATGGCAGTCAATATAGAAGATGCTGGATTTGAAATAAGAGATATGTTAGGGTGGTTATATGGTAGTGGCTTTCCTAAATCACATAATATTGGAAAAGCAGTAGATAAATTGCAAGGTAATAAAAGAGAAGTTTTAGGAACTGAAAAAAGATTAATGCAACCAAGTAATTCAATGGGTGGTGGTGTTGATGGTGCTAAAATGGGAGAAAGAACAATAAGCAAAGGCAATTCACAATGGGAAGGTTGGGGAACTGCACTAAAACCTGCACACGAACCTATTGTAATGGCAAGAAAACCATTTAACACATCAGTAGCAGAAAATGTCTTAACACATGGCACAGGTGGAATAAACATAGATGACTGTAGAGTTGGAACTGAATTAATTAAAACTTCTGCAAAAAAATCAGGAGAAAGTTTTTCAAGTGTTGGCGACAGTAGAGGATTTAAGGGATGTAAAGAAAGCACACACGAAGGAAGATTCCCTGCAAACATAATCCACGATGGAAGTGAAGAAGTATTAGAAGTATTTCAAGAAAGCAGTAGATTTTTTTATTGTGCGAAAGCAAGTAAAGCAGAACGAAATATGGGATTAGATCATTATGAGGAAAAACAAGTAACAGATGGAAACATAAGAACCAATCAAGATACTGCAAGAACATTTGGTGATAATTCTGCTAAAAGAAAAAATTATCACCCTACAGTAAAACCAATCAAACTAATGGAATATTTAGTAAAACTGGTAACACCTAAAGAAGGTATAGTATTAGAACCCTTTGCTGGATCAGGAACAACTTTAATTGCTTGTAAACAACAAGGATTCAATTATATAGGCATAGAAAGAGAACAAGAATATTGCGATATAGCAGAAGCAAGATTAAAAGCAGTCCAAGTACAAGGAGAATTGTTTTGAAAAACAATATCGAAAACACAGCAAGAAGTTATCAGGACCTAATAGATGAAGTAGAACAAGAACAAGCAAAAATGCTACAAGAACTGAAGTATGTACTTACTGGAGTAGTAGCAGGTAGAGAACTAACCGACCAAGAGTATCAATGTTTCTATGATAGATCCATATACAAGAAACCTTTTGCAGATATAGCATTCAACATGAGAATATCAGAATCGGCTTGTAAAACTTACTATAACCGAGCTATTAAAAAACTATCCAAACAAGCCACATTGATTAAACATCTACTTAGAAGAAAATGAATAAGTTAGATAGGGCATATAATCAACTAAAAGAACTATCTAAAAGTAAAAACTATAATCATTACCTACATGGAAAGTATTATGAATACAAACAACAACTAAAAACCATCAATAAAACTTTAGGCAAGGAAATGGAACACATTCAGGACAATAGAACCCCTGAACAACATTTTATTGATATATGTAGAGGGTGGTTAGTAGAAGATGTCTTTGCTTATTTATTTTCTTTGCCACAATATAACGAATTGACTTTATCCTTTGACAATCATGATCAAGATAGGATAATCAGGGTATTAAGAAAACAAATCACATCATCACCTGATTTTAAAATAACCTACCAATATCAAACCATTAAAGTAGAAGTACAATCACTCTTTGCTAATATGCCTTATTTCCACATTAAAGAACATAAAGCCAAAAAACTTACTGACAATAACAGTTATCTTATTCAGTTTAATATCCCACACAAGCAGATAGTAGTATTTGAGCCACATCAAGTAGAATTAGGCACATACAAGCTAATAGAGGACTTTAGCACCGAAACGATAAAGAAATATGGATATAGATATGATATAGACATATTACCAACAGATATGAAAGTGTATAATTTTGTAGAGGATTTGCCTAAAAAAATAATTTCCTTATTTTCTTGACACTTATTGTAGAAACCACTATTTTAAAGGGTTAATTAAACAATAGCCGAAAGGCGAGGAGAAAAAAATGAGAACTTACAATTTAAATAAAAGATACATTAAGGATTTACAACAAAGAGCCGATAGAAATGATGGCAGTTTAAATCCTAAAATCAAAGGTAGAATTACAAGAGTAAATCTTAAAACGAAATTTGGTAAAACATACTTTGGCGAATATTGGATTGACTGGGATAATCCTGTAGATTTGGATTATTTTGAAGCAAGAGGTATCGATATGAAACAAGATGCAGGACTTCAACAATATTCTTGGATTACTATTAACATGGGAACTGAACAATATGGTAGGGTATGGTTTCCTATAATGTGGAATGATACTCAATTACCTGATTGTCCAATATCAAAAGATGTAGGAACTACTTTATGCCCAAGAGATGATTATGGTGTGGTAGGACTTGCAGATACAAGCAATATGTTAGCAGGAAATGCTATGACAGATAATGCATAATTGTACTACCTCATATCAGTTAAGTGCAGAAAGCCCCTCAATCGAGGGGTTTTTTGTAGTCCTCAAAAAAAAATCTTTCTCAACAATATCAACACTTACAAGCATTTATAAGACTTTAGTAAGGGTTTCTTGTAGTCTTTTTCCCTATATAGTAGAAGGGTAACACCTTCCCTTTCGTTTTAATAACGAACATAACCTTCAAATAGTGGGGTGATTAGTTTGGCTGCAGTCAAAACAAAAAAGAAAAAGGTTGATAAACAACCAAAGAACAACGATAAAAAACTTCAAGGTGGAATAACTGGAAAAGGTTGGGTTAAAGGACAATCAGGTAATCCTAAAGGCAGACCACCAAAAGAGTTTGCATTGAATGATCATATAAGAGAAATAGCTAATCAACCTATGGGTAAGACTAAAAAGACTATGTTGGAGAGTGTAGTAAACACAGTATATCAAGAAGCATTAAGTGGGAATATGACTGCTGTAAACTTCTTGGCAGATAGAATCTTGGGTAAACCAAGTCAAAGTATAGGAATCAAGGATATTTCAGAAGAACCGATTAAGGTATTTGATATAGATGGATTGGACGATTGATGCCACAAGAAAAGAAATCCTTAATGACAAGACAAGGTATAAAATCTTATCATGTGGGAGAAGATGGGGAAAGTCTTACTTCTCAATTTTATTTTTATTGTCAAAACCTTTTAAAGCAAATGAAAGAAGATGGATCGTCTTTCCTACATACAGACAAGCTAAAATGGTATCTTGGAGTATCCTCAAAGATATTTTTGCAAAGAAAGAAGTCAGTATTAATGAAACTGAACTATCTATTACTCTTAACAATGGGGCAAAGATTGAACTCAAAGGGGCAGACAAACCTGACTCACTTCGTGGAGTTTCCACAACAATGGTAGTGATGGATGAGTACAGTTATATGAAAGAAAATGTTTGGGGAGAGATTATACAACCAACTTTAGCAGAAACAAAAGGTAATGCACTATTTGTAGGAACTCCTACTGGTGTACAAAACCACTTTTATGATCTATTTGTCAAGGGACAATCTAAGGGTGGAGATTATAAGTCTTGGCAGTTTACTACCTTAGATGGTGGCTTTATTTCTTCAGAAGAAGTAGAGAATGCCAAAAAGAATTTAGATAAGAGAACTTTTGAGCAAGAATATCTTGCAAGTTTTCTTACTGCTGCAAATAGAGCAGCATATAATTTTAGTAGAGATATTCATTGTAGAGTAATGGATAAATCTCCAAGAATGTTTTGGGGAATCGACTTTGGGGTAGCATCTTATATGACTGCTATCCTAATGTGCGAGAATACTGCTGGAGAAGTCTATGTATTTGATGAAATTGGATTACAGAACTCAAATACATTTGAATTGGCTAAACTAATGCAAGAAAAAGGTAGAGGATTACCAGTATATCCTGATCCAGCAGGTAAGGCAAGAACGAGTAATAGTACAAAATCAGATCATATGATATTACAAGAAGCTGGGTTTACAGTCATTAGTAAGAAAGCAAACCCAACTCAAAAGGATCGTTTAAATGCTTTGAATAAGATGTTAGAAGATGCTACTGGTAAGCATAAGCTGTTTATTAATCCTAAATGTAAAAGTCTTATTAGAGATTTAGAACTTTGTACAATGGAGAATGGACAGATATTAAAGACAGAAACCTTATCGCACTTTTTAGATGCTTTATGTTATCCAATGGACTACCGATATGGCTTCAAAGGACAAGCAAAGGCAATAGAATGGTAGAATTAATCTTAGGATTCTGTTTAGGGGTTATAGTTAGTATGTTAGGTGCTATGGTATGGGGATACCGATTAAGTATAAAAGAAGATAAAGAAAACAAAGAACTTATTAAAGAGTTCACAGACAGATATATGGAAAATATGCAGTCTGATGAGATAAAATTTTATAAAAGGTATGAAACATGATAATTTATAATTTAACAGAAAAGATGTTGTATGATCTTTTGATGGATACAATAGAGGATAATCATAATAGACTCTTTGAGGACAGGGAGAGGTTACTTGATTATTTCGAGGGTGTAAACCTTGAACAAGACATTAAAGGATATTTTGATAGCGATAGTTTATCACAAATACCCCCAATGTATATCAATCTTGTAAGAAACATCATAAGTCGTAGAGCATTGGTATATCAACAATCTCCAGTAAGATTTAATGACAACTATAACGAAGTCATTGGGGATCTTGATTCGTTTATGAAACAATTTGAGCAGCTTACTTATTTATTAGGTACAGAAGCATTATACACCCATTGGGATGATGTAAACAAGAAACTAAAATATAGACCAATCCATTTCTTTACACCATTCTTTAAACCAAACGAAGATGAACCTTTTGCTATTATGTATCAAGCAGAATCACATCTACAAGCAAGAACAGAAGATGCACAATATATGTTTTGGAGTAAAGACACAGAAGATATGGAAGGGAAACACTTTATGATTAGCAGTAGAGGTAAGATTACTTCTATTGTTCCTGATGATAGAAACCCTTATGGTGATATACTACCATTTAACATAGCACATAGACATCCATTTACAAGAGATTTCTTTAGAGAAGGTGCATCAGACTTGGTAGATGGTATGAGAAGTATCAATATCATGCTTACAGAATTAGCTTTACATGGCAGATTCCAATTAGGACAACCAGTCTTTACAGGATTAGATACTGAACAACGAATTAACTTCGGACAAGACAAAGCATTAGTATTACCTGAAGGTGCGAACTTTAATTATGCAACACCTAATGCTAATGTACAAGCGATGATTGAATCTACTAAGTATATGGTAGATAGTATTGCACAATCCAACAATGTAAGAATTAACTGGACAGACAAGAGTGCAGAATCAGGACTATCTAAAAAGATGAGCCAATTAGATTTAATGGATGCTTTAAGATCAGACACAGAACAAATCTACAGACCATTTGAGAAACAACAATTTGAGATAGCTAAAAGAATATGTGAAGTATCAGGTGGTATCAATCTTGGGGATCAGTTTAGTATAGACTTTGCAGAAAGAGAAGTGCCTATGAGTACAGATGAAGAAATCAAATACTATTCTTGGGCATTCCAAAATGATTTAGAAACAAGACAATCTTATCTAAGAAAAAAGAATCCTGATTTACAGGAAGAAGAAATACAAGGCATAGTGGAACAGATAGATGCAGAACAACCACAAGCACAAGAAGAAACATTAATAGATCAAATCATTAAAGCACAACAATAATGGCTGAATTAGACTTTTATCAAAAAGACATGGAGAAAATCCAAAAAAAACTTCTTAATAAGATTGAGAAAGTTCTTGCTGGATTAGAAGTGTTAGATGATGCAGGATTAGCACAAGCATTTAGAGAGATTGACTTTGTTGATGACCTAACTAAGTTAGGATTTCCTGCTTTACTTGAAAAAGTAAAAGGAAGCTATGATAAACAAGTAGTAACTGCTATAACAGGATTAGGTGCTGCACAACGAAGTAAACAAACAGTAGCAGCAGTTCAAGCAATAGAAGTATTAGCATTATTAGACTTATCAACTATCTCATCAGGAGTAACACGATATGCTAATGAATTAAAGACTGCTATGTTTCGTGGATTGCTAACTGGTGCAAGTTCTAAGAGTATTATGGAAGGACTTACAGCAACCTATGGAGTAGGTAAAGTCCTAAGCAGTAAACAACAAGTAGCATTATTGAATGATAGTTTTGCAAGATTTGCAAGAACAACTACTGCAAAATTATTTGAAGATGTACCTGAACAGAAGTTTGAATATGTCGGACCTCTTGACGAAGTAACACGAGATGTATGTGTAGCAACATTAGAAATGCAAGGCGAAGGTATGACAATGGCAGAAATAGAAGCAGAAGCACCTGTAAGTTTTGCAGATGGTGGTGGATTTAATTGCAGACACGAATGGATACCAGTATAATGAAAGCATCTGACATAGTAAAGTTGAGCAAAAATGATTATGGTAAAGTAGCTTCGTTTGCAAGAGGTAGAATTGTTAAAGATATGAACAAAGGTGTCATGCAAAATGGTATCTTTAAATATAAGTCAAAAGATTATGCAGCACGAAAAGCAACTGGTGCATTAGGAAAATTTAGAAAGAGCGATAGAGTAACCATGTTATTAAGTGGTGAAACAGCAAGAAGAATAAGACCTGAAGGTAAAAAAGATAGAGCAACCTTAGTCTTTGAAAATGGAACTATTGTAAAAGCCAATGAAGATAGAGGGTATGTTATTGCAGATTTAAGTCCAAAGAATAGAGATTTTGTTGCAAAAGAATTTAAAAAAATCATTGATAGGAATGTGAAGAAATATGAAAGCAAACCTGTCAAGATCAAAATAGGTAAATAAAATAGGAGGGCAGAATGTCCGAAGAAAATGTAAAAGTAGAAGAACAAGCAGTAGCAGAAACTCCTACACAGGAAAATACTGATAATCAATCAGAAGTCGGTAGCTTAATTGCAGAAAGCAAGAAATACAGACAAAGAAGCCAAGCAGCAGAAGCTGAGTTGAAGGAACTCAAAGAGAACCTCAAACTTCAAGAACAAAAACAACTTGAAGAAAAAGAGGAGTTTAAATCTTTGTATGAAAAGATGAAGGAAGAAAACTCACAGTTAAAACCTGTAGTAGAACAATTTCAGATCCAAGAAAAACAAAGACGAGAACATCTGCTGTCCCAACTTTCAGATGAAGAACAAGAAATCTATGCAGACCTGCCAACATTAAAGTTGGAAAAGCACATTGAAAGATTGGGAAATAAAAAAGTGCAAGTATCTGATGCCAAAGAGGTTACTTCAAGTGGAAAGTTTGCTGCAAATAGCAAATGGAGTGATTTGTCAGAAAAAGACAAACAAGAAGCAAGAAAGAACCCTAAACTTTGGAAACAGATCGTAGATGGCTATAGAAATTAAACCTTAAAGGGAGAGTAAATAAAATGGCTGATGGAAATGTAACAACAACTACAGCTGCTAATTTTATTCCTGAAATGTGGAGAGATGCGATTCTTGACTATGCTGAAAGACAATTTCAGTTAAGAAATCAAGTTCTTGACTTTTCAAGTATGTTAGCAGATGGTGGGGACATTCTAAATATACCTAAGGTTACTGAAGAAACTGCTGCAGCTAAATCTGCAGGATCGGCAGTAACATATACTAACAACACAGATGGTGTAATTCAACTTGCAGTTGATCAACATCATTACGAAGCTAAAAGAATCGAGGACATCGTAAGAGTTCAAGAATCTGCTGACCTATTTGGTGCTTATGCAAAATCAATGGGTTATGCTTTAGCTAAAAAAGTAGAAAATTACTTAGCAGTAGATATTTTACAATCTGCTACTGGTAATGATACTGCTCTTTCAAGCGACAATGTATTCACCACAGCATTAATCAGAACTGGTTTACAGAAACTGCTTGATGCAGGATTTGACTATACTGATGGAGAACACTACTTCTATTGTTCACCAGCAACTTATATGTCATTGCTATCTCTTGGTGACTTCACAGAAGCACAAAAAAGAGGAGATGCTGAAAATCCTAATGTTTCAGGTCGTATTATCAATGCTTATGGATTAGAAGTATATCCAAGCACAGATTGGGACGACGATGGTGGATCAGGCGATGAAACTGCAACGATCTTTAACAGAAATAGTGTTTACTTTGCACAGCAAGTAGCACCAAGAGTTCAATCATCATACGATATTGATCATCTTGCAACTTCTGTTGTAGCAGATGTACTATTCGGTGCAGCATTATCACATGCTGCTAACTCAACATCATTAGGTGTTGTGAACTTCACAAATCCATAATTTAGGATAAGTGAAAATCGGTTCAATATGGGGCTAATTTCGGTTAGCCCTATATTACCATAAAAAAGTAATTTGAAGGAGATTTAGATGCCATTATACGATTATAAATGTGATTGTGGAAAGATATTTGAGGTACATCAACCTATAAATGATGAAAAATACAAAAATTGTTCTGAAGTCAAGCAATTAGAATGTGATGATCCAAAACAGCTTGAAAGACTCATAGGCAAACCTGCCATATTTTCAGATGACATCGGTAGAGGTCATAAACGAATGAAAGATAAAGATTTATATAAGGAATTAGACATTGAGTAGTAATACAAATATAGGTAATACACCTGTAAATCAGGGTTATGTTCAGCTAATTCATACTGGAGAAACTGGGGGAATAGATGGTACACTTCGTACTTTGTATGATGGAGATGGGACTGCATCAGATTTACAGATTGCAAGTAACAAAGTTAAAGTATCTACTGAATTGTATATCGGTAGCAAGACTGCAACTGAATTTATCCAAGATATTGTTGGTGCTATGTTCACAACAGGTAGCTATACAAACATTACTACCACTTATGACGATACTAATGGAAATATTGATCTAAATGCAAGTGGAGATGTAACTCTTAGCAACACAGTAACCTTATCAAACAAAACTTTAGCTGCCCCAACCCTAACTGGTACAACACAAGGGGCAAGTATCACTTTATCAGGCGATTTAACAGTAAATGGAACAACTACTACTGTAAACCAAACCAATTTAGATGTATCAGATAATATTATAGGATTAAATCGTGGAGCAAGTTCTAATGCTAACGATTCAGGGTTGATTATAGAACGAGGTAGTACAGGGGATAATGCAGCAATTATATGGGATGAATCTGCTGATAAATTTACATTAGGTACAACTACCTCAACACCAAGTGCAACTGGGGACTTAACTATATCTACAGGAACATTGGTAGCAGCTTTAGAAGGTAATGCAGCTACTGCAACTAAGATTGCATCTATTACTAATAGCGATATTGTACAACTAACAGATACACAAACACTAACAAATAAAACCTTAGCAAGTCCTGCTTTTACTGGAGATATAGATTTTAGTGATGCTTCTACACCAAGATTAGATATAACAGATACTACAAATACTGTTACAACAAGAATACAATCTCAAGACAGTTCAGGTACAGTAGGAACAAGCACAAATCACAATTTTGGTATTAATAGAAATAGTGTATCTCACATTTTATTATATGGTGGCTACACAATGCACAATAATAGTGGTAATGATATAGATTTTAGAGCAAAAGATAGTAGTGGTAATGTAGTATTTAAAGTAGATGCAGGAGATTCAAAAACACATATCACAACTTTAAAATTAGATAGTGTAAGTATTAGTGCAATCCAAACAGGAAGTGAATCCTTTGCAGACAATGATACTTCTTTAATGACTTCTGCTGCAATACAAGATAAGATCACTTCTTATGGCTATGTAACAAGTAGTGGAATATCATTTGATGGATCTACTGCAAATGGTGTATTAACCTACAAAGATTCAGATGAAGCAACAGTAGAATCTAATCTTACTTTTGATGGAACAGATTTAAAACTACTTGGCGATGATTTAGAAATGAGATGGGGTGCAGGACAAGACTTCAAAATTTATGTAAGTAGTGATGATGCTTATCTTGTTAATGTTAGAGAAGATAAAGATATACGATTTATGGTTAATGATGGTAATGGCACAAGTGGTGCTAATATTACTGCATTAAAAATTGATGCAAGTGATGCAGGAACTGCAATCTTTAATCACGATATTCTCCTAAATAAAGAATTAAGTGCAATTAGATTTGGTGCAAGTCAGCAAGGAAGCATATATGAACATTCAAGCGATATAATTGTTTCAAATAGTGCAGCTGGTAATGATACAATATTTGAGAATTTGAATAGTGCTGGTACTGAATATGTAAAAAATTTATTTATAGATGGTAGCACTTCAAGAGTCGGTATAGGAACTTCATCACCTGGATATAAGTTAGATGTTAGTGGTAATGTAAGATTTACTTCTGATTTAAGAAATGAAGGTAGACTTTTAAATTCTGTTGGAAGTTCTGGTTCTCCATCATATTCGTTTTATTCACAAGGTAATGCAGGAATGTATAGAAGTGGAGATGGAGTAGGATTTTCTGCTGGTGGTACAAGTGTATTTGATATTAATAGTACAAGAATGTATATCAATACTAATGTCGGTATAGGAACTTCATCACCAAGTGCCAAGTTAGATGTTGCAGGTAATATTGAAATAAATAATTCATCTGACCCTACATTAACTTTCCAAGAAGGAAGTTTGACAAAAGCACAAATTGTTGCTGATAATGAAGGTTCAGCAGGTGGTAGTTTAGAATTTTTTACAAGAGTAGATGGTGGTAGTTCTACTGAAAAAATGAGAATATCAGCAGCTGGAAATGTCGGAATAGGCACTTCATCACCGAGAGTAAGACTTGATTTAGGTTCAAATGGTATATCACATTTAAGATGGGGTTCTTGGAGTGAATTAGGAGAAGTAAGTAGCCATAACTCATTAGTATTAGGTAATAATATTTATGTAGATGGCAGTTCTGCAAAAGTAAGAACTTCAACATCTGATGGATATAGAGCAATCAAAATGAAATATAATGAGGGGATTACTTTCCATACAGTTCAAGCATCGGTATCTGCAGATGATGCTATTGGCAACGAAAGAATGCGAATTAATCCATCAGGAAATTTGGGTATAGGAACTAACTCACCTGAAGGTAAAGTCCACATTTATAATGGAGATGCAAGTGTAGCACCTGATAGTGATGGAGATGAATTAGTAGTAGAAAATTCAAGCAGGTCAGGTATTAGTATTTTATCAGGAGAATCTAATGGTAATACTGGATCATTAATTTTTGGTAGTCAAAATGATGCTTTCGGTGCAGGACTTCAATATCACTATTACGACAATTCTTTAAAACTTATGACTGCAAATAGTGGACACTCTTTAAAATTTTCAAGTGATAATAATACTCTTGCTATGACTATTGATAGTTCTCAAGATGTAAAAATTGAAGAATCTCTTGGTATTGGAGTTGCTGCAAGTAGCACAACAGGAAGATTAGATTGTAGTAATGATGTTGTTGCTTTTGCTTCATCTGACAAAAGATTGAAAGAAAACATAAAACCATTGGATAATGCACTTGATAAGATTAATAAAATTAATGGTGTAGAATTTGACTGGAAAAAACTTACAGAAAAAGAAAAAGAAACTATACATGGAAACACAGGACATGATGTAGGTGTTATAGCACAAGAAATAGAAGAAGTCCTACCTGAAGTAGTCCATACAAGAGACAATGGATATAAAGCAGTTAAATACGAAAAGATTGTGCCTTTGTTAATACAGGCAATTAAAGAACAACAACAACAAATAGAGGAATTAAAAAATGGCTAAGAAAATAGCAGAAAAAGCAGTAGAAGCTGGAGTATCAGTTAAAAAAGTTGAAATTAAACATCTTCGCACAATGAAAGATGAAGCAGGTAAAGATGTTTCAGTCGTTGATTGGGTTGAAGTAAAAGATGTTGATGAAGCAATTTCACAAGCAGAAGCACGATTAGTAGAAGTAGAGGCAGAAGCTACTGAACTTAAAGCAGACATTGTAGAATATAAAAAGATTAAGGGTTAAGAATGTCATTACCAGCAGTAGGTAACACTAATTTTGGAATGAAAGCAGCAGGTAGTGCTATTGGTGAAGCAACTGGTGTAGAACAAACAACTAACATATCTTTAAAAGGATTATGTGATGGCACAGGACATACTTTCGCTGCAGCAGGTGGAAAAGCATCAACTTTTGACTTGCTTGGTGGAAGTAATAATCCATTAGTATCAACAGCAGGTTCAGTTAATCTATATGATGATCAATTAGAAGCAGCACCATTTAGAATGAGTGAATGTATTGGTGGAACACACACATAGAATTTTATTAATAACAAACGAGGGTTATGAAAATGAGTGAAGAAAGAAAAGTAAATATAAACGATAAAGACTACAACTATGATGAACTATCACAAGAACAGAAAATATTGGTAGAACACATAGAGAATTGTAGAAAGAGAAAATCATCTTTGGCTTTTGAAATGGATCGTGAGAATGTAGCCGAAGGTGCTTTTGCTAAAATGCTAACAGAATCTTTTGACAAAAAAGAAGAAGTGAAAGAAGAAAAAGATGCCTAAATTAAATGTAGTAGCAGGAATCATTGATAAAGTAGCAG